TTAAGAACTTTTTATTTTTTCGAGGGCAGTTTCAAAGAATGAGACTGCTCTTTTTTGGTTTTCTTTTGATAAATGGCTGTAAGTATCCATAGTTACAGATATTTTTGCATGGCCAAGCCGTGTCTGTATTTCCTTGTATGGCAGGCCAGCATTAAGCAAGATACTAGCGTGAGTGTGTCGGAAAGCATGAAAGCCTAAATCAGTACAGTTAGCGTTTTTTAAGTGCTTATGTAGGCGATAATCAACCTTTCGAGTATTGACATAGTTGTCAAAGTTATCAGAGAATACTTTCTCATAGGTTAAGCCAATGTTTCTACCGTTTTCTGCTTGTCTTGCTCGGTAGAGACGAAGCATGAGTACTGTTTTATGATCGATATCTAGAACTCTATAGCTTGATTTTGTCTTAGGAGTGTTTACCTGGTTTAAAATGTTGAGTGTTTTGTTAATATCGATTGTTCCGTTCTGCAGGTCAATATCAGACCATTCTAGGGCCAGACATTCACGGATGCGCAGTCCAGTAGCTAGGAGCGTTTTATAAAGCACAGTATCATAGAAATTGATAAAGGTATTCTCCAGGTTATCGAGATAGGAGAGGAAGTTTTTAAGTTCCTGATCTTGAAAGTATTTAATTTCTTGCTTATCTCTTGTTATCTTTCTAGGAATGACAACATCACGAGCAGGGTTATTATCCAATGCCTGGATAGAAACTCCATACTGTAGAATACGTTTATTTAAGGCGTGAAGGTGATTGTATTCTTTATACCCCGTTCCGTCCTGATTGTACTCATCCGCCCACTTATTTACCTGAGTTTGGATAATAACAGGAGTAAGTTTATCTAGTTTGTAAGTACTAAATGAGGGCAAGAGGTAATTATTTAAGCAGCCTTTTATCTTTATCTGCGTGTTAGTTTTTATGGTATGCTGGTAGGTTTGCCAAAATAAGTCCACAAGTTCGCTATAGGTTGTTATATGCGAGCGTTGTTTCCGTGTAGAGCCGTTTTTCTCAAATTCTAGCTTAGCCTGGGTGACTTTGTTTTTGAGTTCTTTCTTTGTTCGTGCTGATATGGTAGTCTTGATCTTCTTACCAGTCACAGAATCAATGCCAAGATAGATACTAGAGCGGTAGACTGCTGATCCGTCTTTTTTCGTGTGTTGTGTAATCTTCATGGTTTACTCCTTTTCCATCAGCAGGCAAGCAATTAGAAAAGGTTTTGAGTTTATACCATGCGAGGAGCTACGAGAATGCCCCTATTTTTGATTTTAAGCAGTCAGATGGTAAAATTGTACCAGAATAAGAAACAAGGCGGATATAGGGTTTATAATTACTTAGTAAATAGGTCTATTCAGAATACTTAACTATTTTGTCTTTTATATACTCTAATGGCATACCTGATTCTATCGTAAACATAACATCGTCATCAGGGAATTTTTTAAGATGTTCCTTGAGAGAATAGAATAAAGCAAATTCGGCATGAAATGCTGCATCTTCATTTTTAAACCATGTAAGAGAGTTGAAAAGGGTGTATAAATCGTTTTTTCCTGCGCCTTTTCTATAGCCAGCTTCAGATATTCCCATACGTTTGTGGAAAAATTCTCTATAGCTGATTGAATACTTCTCAGAATGATAATTAAACAGCCTACCGCTATGAGCTGAACGGTTTCTAAATGCCAAAACTAGGTATAGAATTTCTGAAAAGGTTGCTTTTACTTCCTCGGTTATAAATTCTTTAGGAATTGTTAGGCAGGTTGAAATGACTTGCTCTTTTTGAGCAGGTTTTAGTAGCTTACACATTGTTACCAGGTTTCCTAGAGTAGTACCTTTTAAAAGAATCCATGGCGGAATGTGTCCGTGAGTTTCTCTGTAGTGTTTATAAGGTTCAGAGTTATCATTGTAAATTTTATTTAATTTATGAATGAGCTGATCAATCTCATAACCTCTTTTATTCTTCTTACCTTGATTATAATTTTTTCTATTCAGATACTGCTCTTTTTTAACTCCGATATCTTTTGCGACAACGTAACCAATTGCTGTCCGTAGTGACAATTCAATTTCCATAGTCGCCTCTATAATTCCTTTTCGGATATTCTTATCAAGTTCATAGAGGGCGAGCATATGTTCAAACGTTTCACCGTCTTTATAGATTTCCTCTTCAGAGTCCAATTCAATAGTGAAATACTTATAGCCGTTCACTATTTCATAGTATCCATAATTAGTTAGAGATTGCCTTGCTAAACTTTCGTTTAGAAATGTTAGATTTCTTGATTTTAGTAACTCTATTTGTTCATCAATATTTGTAAAAGGTTTCATTAATTGTACCTCGAAATAATGCACAAAAGGAGCTTCGTTAGAAGCCCCTTTTGGTAGGTCACTACTGCAACCATTCATTAAGATTAAATAAATTATAATCCATTCGGAGCCATATGTCAACTAGTTAGCGAACTTGTTAGCTTTTATTTTTTTGCTTCCTATCTTTTAAACTCCCTATTTAAACAGAGAAAAGCTTAGAAATTAAGGAAGGTTTTATATAATCTTCTCAAAAACCATTGTAGCCTGGATACGGTCTCCACCGCCTAGTCCTTTGCTTCCACCATTGGCGGTTGTGATGGTATGTAGGCGATAACCTTTTGAAGCTTGTTTATTGATAACATCTTCTAATTCTGTAAGGTTTCCTGATCCAGTGCCGAAAAACTTTTCTTTCAAAGTTACCTGAAGGACAACGTAGTGTAGTCCATTTGCTCCAGAAGCAGTGGAAAAACTACCTTCTTGTTTTACAGTGTCAAAAACTTCCATGCGAGGAGCTACAAGAACCTCTCTATTTTCGATTTTAAGAGGATGGACTGTAAAAATGTACCAGATAAGAAAATAAAGCGATTATGGGACTTATATAGTGTCTAGTAATTTTATATTAGTCATCATAATCTTTATGAAGAACAGGATTATCAGCTAATGAGGAAATTATTGTACTAAGTGCTTCTCTATCGCTCTTATCTAGGGACAAGAAATCGATAATAGTAATTTTAGTTTTATCAGGAAATGTCATTAGGCCTGCAAGAAATCTTCCGATATTTGTATCAGCATAGTCTTGCATTTCTTTTATCATAAAGTCTTTTTTCTCTTGACTCCAATTTTTAAACTCTTCCTTAGAAAACCTTTTATGACCATAATAATCGGTGATTTCTCTAAGGTTTTCAATCACAGTATCTCTTACTTTTTCACCACGAGTTAGCGCTAATAAACCATATCCTGCGAAGTCCGCAGGGGAATCCATGTTATCTCCATATTTCTCTATAGTCGAAGACAGATAGTTAGTTCTTCTTTCGTCGTCCCCTAAAAGATATCCAACATTTACCCTGAAATATTCAGCAAGTAGTAGAGCAGGTTTTGATTTGATTTCATTACTTGAATTTTCCCAATTTTGATAAGTTCGTAAAGTAATATCCAAACCTAGTTCTTTTTTTATAATATCTTCGTAAAATTCTTTTTGGGAGAATCCTTTTTCTATTCTAAGTTTTTTTAGATTATTTTTAGGTGTTTGTTTTTCCATTAGTTATCCTCTTATACGTTTATCTAGAGTATAACATAGTAGAGAGAAAAAATAAAATCATAGACGAAAAAAATTTCATTTATCGCTTGACAACGAAAAAAAATTCGTTTATAATTCAAAATGTGATGAAAAAACTTTCGTCAAAATAAAGATTTTTTAGAAAGGAGTGAGTTGATAATGTTGTTAACTATAGAACATGCGAAAAAAGTTCGTCGAAAACGAGGAGAACTTCAGTTAGGGAAAGTTCAGTTAGCCAAGAGGCTGAAAATTACACCTCCCACTCTAGTAAAGATTGAAGCTGGCAACTACGATGCACCTAAACGCATTTACGAAAGTGTGATAGAGTGGCTTTTAGAAGACTATTAGAAAGGAGCGAACTAATGGAATTGGTTTACATGGACGGCAAGAAAGAGCCGTATACTACAAGCGAAATCATCGCTGAATGTGCTGGAGTACAGCACCACACTGTAACACGTCTACTAAGAAATCACAAAGAGCGATTTACGGCGTTTGGATTTTATGGATTTGAAATCCATAAATTAGACGGAAAAGGACGACCTAAAAAAGTCTATCGTTTAAATGAGCAACAAGCTACACTACTAATAACTTACTTAGACAACACACCGCAAGTTATTGACTTCAAGACAAACCTAGTCAAAGCATTCTTTGAAATGCGTGACGAACTTTCTAAACGCTACCTTCAAAGAGAACTGGAAAAGCCAAAGCGTAAAAGTTTAACTGAAGCTATTCAAACATGGGAGAAAGCCCCCAAGCATGCCTATAGTACACTTACAAACTTACTACTAAAGGGAGTGACAGGGAAGAATAAAGCGCAACTCATGAAGGAGCGAGAAAGTAAGAATGGTATCGATGGCTTGACAAGTGTAGAACTGACAAGCTATCAGCGCTTGGAAGATATGGTAATAGCTATGATCAACTTGAATAGGGGGTATTCAGAAATTAAAGAACTAATTTTTAAAGTATAGGAGTATAGAAAATGGAAAATGATTTTAAGACAGTTACGAATGCCAAAGGGTTAGAAATTCCTAAGTATCCCAAGGATTTTAAAAGCTTAGTCGAGAAGGATAGAGAACTAGTTGGATATCTTTGTAGAAATTATGAGGAGTTAGAAAGTGAGGATTTAGGGGCATTTCTTGAAACAGTAGAACAGGGAATCAGTTGGATTCTAGATCTTATCGATAGTAAAGATTTGATTTATAAACCAAAGTCAGGTAGTAATTATGCAAAAAGAAAATAAAAAAATCACTTGCTCAAATTTTAGACGAGGCGAGCAAGCGACACAATTCAGAGTATAGAAATTTTTTCTATGCTTTGATTATAGCAAAAAATATCTATTCTATCAAATACCTAAAGAAAAACCGAATAGCAGGCAAGCAATTAGAAAAGGTTTTGAAAATCAAGTGCTGACAGGGTGATTCTAAGACCTTGTTTAGCTGAAAGATGGGTAATTACTCACGAAACACCGCTACAAGCGTTCGCCAACTTGGGGCAATCGCCCAGCGTTTGGAGTGGTGAAGCATACCATATAGAAAACAGGTAAGAAAAAGGACAAGGAAAGGCTAATGGAGAAAAATATGACTCTAGACCTAGACAACATGACACGATCAGAATTTGACAAGCTAATGACTAAAATCAAGGATAGACATCCGAACCTCTTTCAGTTCATCATTGACTTTTTAGATGATAAAGTAACTTCTGAAGAGGTGTACGACTTTCTGAAGATGAAGCGAAGCTATCAAGTAAATTATATCAAGAATTACAAAGCGAGGGCATAGCATGAATGAACTAGATTTAAGCAATACACAGGCGCTTATTTTTACCGTGATATTGATTGGCTTTCTCATGTATCTAAACCACCGAGACCGCAAAAAAAGCGCCCAAATCGAGCGAGAAAGTACACAGACGATAGAAACAACTAGCGAGGATTTAAGCCCTGATTATGGGCGATATATTCAGCTTGCAGGGCTTAAGCCATGGGGGTACTATGATGTTTGAAAAAATGATTGAAGATTTAAAGTCTAAGATTTTGGAAGCAGTGGAACGGTATTTAAAAAGCCATGAGAAAGCACCTCAAAAAAGATTAGATTTAATCAGCAAGGTGGAACTAAAGGAAGAACTGGGCATAGGAGATAAAACCTTGACAAAATGGGAAGGTGCAGGACTACCGCAGTATATACCGCCTATTGAAGATACTAGAAAAGCGTATTATAAAGTCTCAGATGTTTTAAAGTTTTTGGGGGTAGATGATGGCAAAGACTAAAGTATATTTTTGGTTAAAAATTGATAAGAAATTTTTTGACAACCTATTTATTAAGCGACTAAAAAGTATGCCTGGCGGCTACACTATGATAGTGATTTATATCCGTCTTATGTTAGAAAGTCTTGAAAGTGATTGTATTCTGTATTACGAAGGGTACTTTGAAACCTTAAAAGAAGAACTGGCCTTGAAATTAGATGTTTCTGAGGATGATATATCTATGACTATAGCTTATTTTACGCAATGTGGCCTGATTCAGATTGATGAAGATAAAAATGCCGAGTTAACACAAGCAAAAGCTTTGGTACAACAAGAAACAAACCACGCTGCATATATGAGAAGCTACCGAAAAGAGCAACAAGAGAAAGAAAAAAATCTTACATTGTTATCTAATAATTTTACAACGTTATCTACATGTAAGACAGAGAAAGAGATAGATAAAGAGAGAGAGTTAGAGCAAGATTTAAAGTTAGATATAAATAAAGAATATATAGTCGAGGGAACCTCGCCTAATGAGCAAAGCTCATCTTTCACTTTTCCTACTTGGCTTGAAGAAACAGCTATAAAAGATTTAGAGAAAACAAAACATAAAGAACTTTGGATTCCTATTGTTTATCTAAATCAAGTAGCTAATAAGCGGTATAAGTTTGTTGATAAGACGAAAAGGCTTTTACTAGCACGATTCAAAGAAGGCTATGCACTTGAAGATTTTAAACAGGTGATAGATATTAAAACGGCAGAATGGAAGGATAGTCCTGAATTTTCTAAATATCTGAGACCAGAAACACTTTTCGGCTCTAAGTTTGATGGTTATTTGAATCAAAAGCCTAAAACCATAAAAGGGAAGTCAGAAGATAACTTCCCAGATCTACCATTTTAGGAGTTGCAAAGATGAAGGAACAATTTAAAGAATTTAATAACAGAAAAATATCGGATACGGTTTGCGATATTCACCAGGTCAATTATTGGGAAATTTCTGTACCAGTGTTAGGGAGTTCAGAAAGAAAAGTACAAGCATTTTGCCCAGAGTGTGTGAAGGGAGAGATTAAACAGAAAGAGCAAGACCTATTACAACAGTTCGAGGACAGACAAGCTTACTTTAAAACTTATGATGTCTTAATGCGTGATAGTACGATCCCTAACGAGTTGAAGGGGGTAACGTTTGATAATTTCTTTGTTAAGACGACAGAGGAGCATCAGATGTTAGAGTTTGTAAAAGGTCAAGCCCAGAAGTACCTTGCAGGTATGACGGGGAATACCTTAATCAGCGGTAGCACAGGAATAGGAAAAAGTCATTTATCGCTTGCCCTGGCCAAAGAAATCAATGAGAGCTTTAGAGAGAAGAACGAGCCTAAGAGTGTCTTATTTGTCAGTTTAACCGAGATTATCAAGCAGATAAAAGAAGGCTGGGCTTATGGAAGAAATGCAAACTTAACAGAGTATGAGGCGGTTAAAAAGCTTGTTGATGTTGATTTTCTAATCATCGATGACCTTGGGGCAAAAAATGGGACAATCTCTCCTAAGAGCGATTGGGAACAGGATTTCTTGTTTGATATTATCAATAATCGAGAA